CTCTTGTTGCTCTTGTTGCTTTGTTTCTATTTATACTATTTATAATTTAGAAAGTTCCACCGTCTAAACCACCAGTGGCATATGTCAAATCAAGAGGTTTCGCAATCCATGTCTTCGAAGCAGAATCATAAACTAAAGTGTCTCCAGTAGTTTCGCCAGTTGAAACTACATCAGTAAGCGATTCTAATGTTGTAACACCAGAAGCTATAGTAGATATAGGTTTTAATGTAACTGGCGTCGATGTATTTATAACGCCAGCTGTCGCATTACTTGAAACAGTAACCGTTCTTCTTTTAGATACTATTACATTAGATACAGTAGTCATTTGCATCAACCATTTGTATAGCCATTGGCGAACCATGTATTATTAGTTGAATAAATTCCAGCAGTTACAGATGGAGTCACGGTAATAATACCTTCCACCACTCTAGAAACTGCACCAGTACTAGTTTGAGTTATATCAACATCATATACATATCTACCAGCATATAAAACAGCTGAAGTATTAGCATCTAATTCTAAAGTAATAGTTCCAGAAGCTGTATTAATAGAGGTGTTAAATGGAACAGAAGTTTGTGAAGTATACCATTTCTTAATTACAGAATTGGCAGTAAATCCAGCCAAGTTAAGTGCATCGCCGTTCTCATCTTTAAGAGACAAGTCGGTGGAAAAAGTTGTACCTTGATCTATAACAAGATTAGCTTTAGTTGCCATTAGACTACTGTCCTAATAAATTTAACAGTTGTATTTGTAGAAACTGGTGTAAAGTTTAGAGAAATAGTAGTGCTATCAGAATTAACGCTGAATACACCAACGGAATTATTTGTAGTAATAGATCCATATTCTGTTGAGAAAGAATTAGCACCACCACTATGACCTGTTAATATTTTAGTGATATAATAATTATTAGCACCTACGACGTTATCTACAACACTGATAATATATTCAGCTGCTTTATAAGAAGCAATTGCATAAGAGTCAATTAATTGTAAACTTGTACCAGATGTATTAGTTTGACCGCTAGTGACAGGCTGATAAGGAACAGCAACAATAGTCCAAGAACCATTTGCATTGTGGTAATACTGTCCATTAGAAATTTGAGTAGTTGTAGGTATTGTTAATATAACATTGGCAGTTGAATTTGAAATTTTTAACGAAGAAGAATTAGCAACCGCATTAGTAGTACTATTACCAACAGAAATAGCATTTACTGAAAGATTAGCATTGATTGTTATATTGTTTGTTGTAACAGTATTAGCAGCAAATGTTCCAGTAATACCAGCAGAACCAACTGCAGCGTTACCGACAGTTACAGCAGCTGTTGATACTGCATTAACAAGATAGTTGGTTGTGTCAAGCCATTTTTGAAAGGTATCTGTATTTGCGATATTACTAATATTCCAAGTCATTTATTTTATCTCTTTAATAGCTGTTGCAACATTTGCTTGATATCATCTAAATCATTTTCAACTTTGTCTAATCTATCATTTGCAAGATCAGCTTTGGCTGCATTCTGTTTCGCTTTTCTATAAGCCTCTAATTTAGCATTATCGACATTTAAAATAGCGCCACTACTAAGATCTTTAACAAGTCCTTCAATATCAGTCTTTACATATTTATTCATCATAATTGTAGTGCTAATCCTCTAACGTTGTCAAGAATAGGTATTCTTGATGTATCATTTGATTGTAATACTATTTTTATTTGGAATCTATTAAACGTCGAATAGATATTATTCGAAGAGTTAAGATATGTTAAACCAGCAGGTGTTATCAAATATGCATTGGCACCAGAAACTGTTGAAGACCATGGCTTTTGCACAACTAGTGAAGTAGAATTAGTTACAAACACAACAGATTGTTGATCACCATTTACATATATAATATTTCCAGCTTTAATCGCCGTATTAAAGTTAGTACCTGAACCTGTAATAGTGGAAGAGGTGGTATTTACAGAAACAGTTCCAGTCAATTGAATTGAATCATTAGATGATAGATATGGCGTTGTTGGTGGAGTTACGATGAATATAGGTTGACTAGTCCACGAATTAGTAAACGCTGTATCTATAGTTAAAGATGTATTACTTGCAATTGCAGTAATTTTTCTTGAAGTTTCATTTACTGTAGAATTGGCAAGCATATTAACATACCATCCAACTTTAAGTTCAGATTGAAATTTTGTACCACTGCCAGTAACAGTTGTAGATGAACTAGTAGATGTTATTGTTCCATTTGTTGGAAGTAAACCATAATATTGTGGTACAGTATATGTAAACTCTCTCATATCTGTTGGATCATTTGAATTAGAATATAAAGAAGCGCCATTATTAATCATCGGTGTCCAAGTTTTTGCAGAAATTATATCAGAATCTTCTGCATTTAAAAATCTAGTCCATACTTGAATATCTGAGCTGTATGGTCTAAATGCTGTAACAATAACTTGTAAATCTTGAGCGTCTTGTCCAGAAGCCAATGTTATAGGCTGGGAAATATACTTTGACTTAGAAGCACCTGAGGAATAAAATTCTTCATAAACAAAAGATATTGGATCAATTTTATTACCTAAAACCAATTGTTGATTTCTTACCGTGTCGATAATAGGAGAAATAAGTTCAGAATCAGTAGTTAATCGAGCATGAATATTAAGTGATCTATTACCACCCATGCTAGAAACTTCATTTGTTCTACTTGCAACAATTCTCTCTTGATCATAAAATTCAGTTTCAGTTCCAGAATTTACTGGATAATAAGAACTATCTGATCCATACGAATTACTAGTTCCCGAAACACCATATGTTAATGTCGTACCTGCAGGAACAACAGATGCAAATTGTGGCACAAAAGCATTAAATAATGGATTATATAAAGCGCCTGTATTTGCATATGCAATCAAAGTTGAAGTATTTGGTCCAGGCGAAGTAACTAAAGTTGTGTTTGCAAATCTATGAATTTGCATGTAAGTATTTGCAGTAAAGTTACCAGTTGAATTTGCTACATATATGATATTTTTAACATCATCATAATAATCAACAATACCTTTTATACTTGTATTAACTGTAGTAACTGTTGAGTTAGTAGATTGGAAAAGGTAATCTCCAGGAAGAACGCCAGCAGTTGAATTTGCATACGCAATATTGTATACAGATATATTGTCATATTTTTGATTTACAAAATATGCATCACCAACCTGTTGACTAAATTTAGCTCTATGTAATTCAAATTTAATATATTCTGTTTGAAGAGCAGTCCATTGTAAATCAGTTGCTCCATAAAAGGCAGTGCCAATTGTAGGCTGATTGAAAACTTGTTGTCCAGTTTGAATATCAACATCGCCGAGAACAGCGCTGTATACAAAATAATCTGGATCACCAGCATCTGGTTTTACAACAAATGCATACTCGGTTCCATTATTTAAAAATACTGGAGCTTCGAATGGGAAATTTGTAAGAACAGATGCATCTGCACTAACATTAATAGAAGAATATGGCAAATGAACTGTTGAAAATGGAAGAATTTTTGATCCATCTGGATAACCATTATTTGTTTCACAAAGATAAACAGTTACACCATTTTGCACAATTTGAGATTTTTGTTTGAAATAAAGGTCAAGAGATGTTGCATAAATGCCAGCTTCACCTGATGGAGTATTAATTGTAAGACCTTGTGCAATCGGTTCATTCCAACTACCAACAACAGTTCCAATATCAGGATGAATAACAATAGTTTGTGTTGTATTAGTTGTTACAATTTGATTTTTAACTGGAATAACTGATACAGTTGGATTTACTGTTGTTAATGTAACAGTTTCTTTAGTTACATTTAAATTAGAAGCAGTAAATTGAGCAGAAGAAACTGTTGTAATTGCATCATTACCTTGAGCAATACTAGTAACGTCGCAAAGTTCTAATACACGATCACCTGTTTTAAATGTAGAAGCTGGTACACTAAATTGACCAGCAACTTGACCAAAACTATCAGTAACTATTGGATCACCCCAATTACCATTTTTTTGAATTGATTTATAGTCGGAAGTATCAGATATAGAAGTAGGAACTGTTGCAGGAGCACAATATTGATCAACTAAAATACTATCAAAAAATACATGAACTGTTTGATTTGGACGCATATTATATGCATAAAATGAAATAATTCTTGGAGCAATATATGGTTGTATAGTAACATCTGTTACAAAATTACCAACAGTAACTGTATTAGCTTGTGATTGAACAAGAATCTGCTGGCCAAGTTGAGTTGCAGTTGTTGTTTTTGTTGTTGTAGTTGTATCAGTCGTTGCCAAAATTATCTCCTAAATTATTAACTATGACGTATAGAAAGAGAACCAATAGTTACATTATTACCATACATTTGATGTATTTTAGCAAGAGCTGCTTGATTTGCATTTTCTTGTGCTTGACCACCTGTAAATTGACCAACATAACCGAGATCGACAACAGGTATAAATCCACCATTATTAGTTGTGACCGTTTTAGAAGTTACTGATGTAGTTGTTACCCAATCGCCCCAAATAGAACCAAATGGGCTTTGTGCAAATTCATTCCATGGCGTTGTTAAATCTACAGTAATAGATATAGAACCTGTATTATTTGTATCAACATGATTATCATATGATGGGATTAATACACATGTTCCATTCCATGCATGTGATACATGAGCAGAACTTCTATATTTAGTTGCAAAAGGTTGAACAATATGAGCAACTTCAGTATATGGTAATGATATTACACGACCTGTTTGTTGAACATTTGAAGATGTAGAACTATTGAATTCAATTTTAACAACTTCACGAACAATTCTTGGCCTAGCATATCCATTATTTTTATCTATAGCTATAGAATATTCAGGATTAGATACATCGCTTTGAGTAAAATCATTAAATGGATCTACGAAGATACCATTTTTAAATCTATTAAGACCATTATGATCTGTAACTGTCATATCTGTAGCTTTTTTCTCTAATAGAGTTAAAGCTGTGTAATATTCTAAGTTAGTAACTCGTGAATCAATTTTCCCAATATCTTTCATAGTATATCTACGATTAGTTACAGGAGTGACTGAAATAGCAAGAGATGTATCACGAGTTATATTTTTAGAACGCTGATTTATTGTTAATAATGAATCGCGTTGGTCTGAAGATAAAGATGGATATGGGGGAATATCCATAACAGCAACAGCCATTGCATTATCTGGATATAGTGGATGCTGCGGGCTTAAACTAGATAAACCTTCTTTAACTTTAATAACATTATCTGATGTGATAAGAACCAAATCTTTTCTACCAAGATAATATGTATAATCAGATTGGAAATTTTTACCATATGAAGGTACATTCAACCCATTAGTTGGTATTGAAAAAGTAAGCGTAGAAGAAGGATTAACAGTTGCTGCAGAAATAGCAGCAGTTAACTGCGATGTATTTGATGTGTCGCATTTACCAGTATCAGTTGCAGTTATAACGCTATTGACACGGAAATCTACATAATCTCTTAGCGGTATTTTTTTACCTGAATCATCGACATAAAGAGGCATATCTTTAGTTTGTATTGATGTTGCATTATAATAATTTACATTTACAAGATTATTATTAAATGGATTATTCACAGTCATATATGTAGAATTTGAAATGCTACTTACAGTTCTAAATGTTAAATTATCTACTTGAATAAGATCACCAATATTAAAAGATGTATTAAAAGTTGTATCTGTTCCGAGAACTATAGTGTTACTCGATGAAACGGTAACAAATCCAGGTAACCCATCATTTATTGGATATGATTCAACAGTATAAAAATTAACACCAGCTGAAGTATTAGCGGAGAAATAATCTAACTTAACTAATAGATATGGAGTTGCATTAGTATTATATCCAGAAGTAGGATACAAATAAGCAAGATCATAATGTGTATCTTTTTGACCTGTATCTAATACAAAATTTTCTGTTACATCATTATTGGTAATAGAATATGTGCCATCACTTGATCCATAAATTGCTCTAATTTGGTGCACATCACTATATCCTAAGCACCATGGACCATTTGGCGTTGTTAAAGTATTTAATTTAACAAAACGATTTTTATTAATTACTTTTGCAGCTGGTCTAGTATTTGTTCTTAATATATCATAGATAACATCAACTGCTAACCCAGAACTTGGAACTTCGGCGGTGTTAATTGTAAATGATGTCGAATTTGTTACGTTAACAAAAGAAGTAGGACCATTAACAGAAGCTGTGCTTATTGGAATAAGTTTTCCAGAAACATATGTTTTATTATATGTTTGTGTAGTTAAAGTAGATGTAAATGCAGAATCAACTGTAAGAGATGTTGCGTTAGTTATAGAAACAATTGTTCTTTTATCAGAACCAACTTTAATAGTATCAAATGGATTAAAAGCAGTTAAAAATGAAGTCGCGTTACCAAGAACTGTAGTGCTTGTACTAGAAACGTTTACAGTACCCGTAAGAGCAGCAGAATCAACGTTTGCAGTAGCAATAAGATTAAATGATACAGCATCAGAGTCTGCAAGTTGTCCAATACCATATGGTAAAATATCAGTACCACCTGGAGCAGATGAAGTAATGGTAACAGTTAAGTCGCCACTAGTATTCATCGTAGCAGATGTTCTATTTCTATAAACGTATTCTGTATTAATATTATTGCTTGTATCTCTTAAATTTAAAAGACCTGGAGTACCAAAAGTATAAAGTTGATCTTTAACAGAAGAAGATTGGATACCTGTTTTTACTAAATCGCCTACACCTTTAACTGTGCCATTATAATATACAGATTTAATTTGACTTACATTATAACCTGAATTCATAAAAACATTGAATACATGAAGATTGTATTGTGCAGTGTTAGAACCAATTGAACCATTATTATATGTAAAACATTTTAAAGAAGCTGTACCGATAGCTGTTCCAGTAGGAGTTAAAGAATTCCAAGTTCTATTGGTTACTGCTTGTTGTGCAGTGTCATATAGTGTAACACTTGCAGCTTTTGTAAAATCAAAATCACCAGCTACTTCATTTAATAGAAAATATCCACCATAATTAAAAGTAATTTGTTGTTGGCTATTATTATCTGTATCAACACCACGACGCATATTAATATATGCTGCTTTTTGTAATTCTACACGATAACCTTGTGCATACCCAACGCCTGGATTAATTCTGCCAAAAACTTGATTTGAAGATAAAGAAATTGGACCAGAAGTAACACTATCAACAACAAATGGATTTACAACATAATTACCCGATTCTTCATATGTTCTCTTAGCCATAACATCGCCGATAATAGAATATACATTTTTCGAAGCGATTGTTTGGGTAATAAGGGATCCATAGTTATATGAAACTATCGGATTAAATCCGTTTGTGTTTGAAGAAGTAGTTGGGTCAAGAGAAACAAGAGTTGGTAATAATTTTAAACGATGTGCTCCTGGAGCATTTTCATTTGAATAACCGAGAGCATTATCAAGTAATGATGTATCTTGATTTTCTGTTACGATAGATTCAGTTAATGTGAACCCAACAACATTATTACCTGCATATGTTCCGAAATTATTAACAATACCATATGTTGGATTTAATACATTGACGAATACACCATTAAGATAAACAACGCCAGCATCAACATGGACACCATGCGCTAAACCAACAGCTGTTTGTCCAGAAGTAGAATTTGCATATGTATTTACTATAGCAACAGTATCGGCTGTATTATTTCCAGTTCTTGGATTAGTATAGAAAATTAAAGATTCATTATTAGAAAATACTTTAGCACCATTATTACCTGTATTAACATAGTTAACATAGATAACATTTGTATTTGGATACTGAGAAACTAGACCTGAATTTGCATAAAGAACAGTTGCAGTCAAGTTAGAAGTTGCGCTAACAACTTGCAAATTGGCAAATGAAACTATACTAAAAGATGCAGTATTTGTTTGAAAATCTTGAAGACGTACGAAATCAACAGCTGGATCGTCGTGAATGGCGCAACCTGAAACGATGTCACCGCTTTTAAAAGCCCAATTACCGAAATTTTCAATTTGATTTTGAAGAATCGATTGTGTTTGTGTTAGTTCGCGAGCTTGTACAGCGGTTGCAGGTCTAAACAAAATACGATAATATTCGTTATTTGCATTATAATCATCATAGTAGGGAGGAGTATTTAAATCTGTCTTAATTGGCATAGTTATTCCCTAATTAAATTTGGATAATCATTTTAAACGCTTCATTTTGAGTGTTAGATCTCGAAACTGTGCTAATCGATTGAACGTATATGGGCTTTATATCTTTTGTGTAAACATCACCTAATGTATTTATAACTAGTGTCGTAGAGATACTACCATTACTACTTACAATATATTCATTATTTGCAAAAGTTTTATCGCCTGTTAAAAATACCGTGCTAGTATTACAAAATACTACAGTTCCTACTGCACCACTAGTATTTCCAGTAACAGTATCACCAACGGATAGTAAAGAAAGAGTATTTAATGTTGGAGATAAATTAGCCTGTAATATTGAACTAAATGCATTAGCTGATGTTACAGCGGTTTTAACTCCAGTAGCATCAATTGCAGATGGATTTTTAATCAAGCCTATTTTACTATAAGAAATATTTGTAGGAATAGAATTAACTTCATTGTTTGAAAAAGTAAAATATATACCCATACCTTTTACAAATAGTTCGCTGGCAGGATCTGAACCATGACCACCTGGAGGTGGAACAATCGCCTGTAAATTAGCACTAGAACCATAACTAGTATTACTTATAACTGCAATATTAGCCCATGTTATATTTGAACCACTATTGATAATTATAACATTTGCAATACTATTAGATGTTGTATTCATTGTGCAATATGCTGCAGGAGGATTAGTAGCATCTGAATATATTTTAATTCTTGGAGAAATTATATATCCAGAAACACCAGCTTGAATAATTGATGTATTTGGTGCTGCATCGGGTATAATATATCTACCAGTAGAATTTGAATAAGAATTTGAAACATTTAAAAGTTGTGAAGAAGAAGGCGTACCATTACTGTAAAGGTAAATCGCATTTCCTTTATAAAAAGTATCAATAGTAGAAGCAGATGCTTCTATTTGAATAATAGAAGTATTAACTGATTGTACAATTCCGCTATGATAAGAGTTATATCCAGAACCAGAATTAGCGATTAAAATATTATCTATACCACTATTTTGTGTAGCGGCTGAAACAATAGAAGAATTTGGATATACTGGCATATAAGCGTCAGTTGCAAATCTATTATAGACAGCAGAACTAATTGAAGTGATATATTTCCACTTATAATTATCAGCAGTTTGAAATGTCGAAGTTTGTGTAGGTATAGCTACAGAACTAGGATTAGCAGTTGAAGGAGCTCCATTTGCATTATCAAGACATTTATAGATAAGATAATAACCACCTAATTGAGAAGAAATATAAAAATCAGATTCTGATAAATCGACATGATTATCATAGATGTCATATACGGTATTAGTTGTCCAAATTTTATTAGAAATAACTGGGAAAATATTTCCGTATGTTATTTTCTTACCAAATAACATTTGCCAATCATTGATGAAAGAATCATCTACTGTAGCAGATGGTGTATTAGCAGAAAATGCAGCGAATGCATAATAGTGAGTAGTATTCGCTAAAATACCATCTGCAATATCGTCGATAATTGCATTCTTAAAGGCTGGTAAAATTTTACCCATTTTATTCCTTAAATACCAATCGCCATAAACGATACAGTCGATGCAGTAGCACTATTTGTTATTAATGTAAAGCTAGTAGCATTAACTGTATATGCAGCTGCAACAGAAGCTACAGCGTTTGAAGTTAAAGTTAGCGAGTAACAGTTTGAAGTAAATGAAACGCCACTTTGCGCAGAAAACGATATAATGTTAGCTGTAGAGTTAGCAGTCGTAATCGCTCCAAATATCATTTTCAAACCGTTTGGTAGATATGTATATCCACCTGCACCATAAGTTGTATGGCCAGCAACGTTTGAAGTACCAAGGTTAAATGTATTTGATAAGACAGTAAGGTTGGCTGAAGTATTTACAGTAACAGCACTTGTATTAACAGTAAGAATTCTGTTAGTAGTTGTTGTACCACCAGCATGGATAACAACGTCTTTAACAGAAGCAGTACCAATAGTTAATGCACCGTTAGAAGCGTAAAGATAAGCGTCTAATGCTCCACCGATATTATAAGATGCATTAGAATATGTAGAACTATTGATACCAAGATCGACGTAGTTGCTTACATCGTTACCACTATCAGCTGCTGCAACAAGGTCAGAAGAAGCATTTAATTGTGTATTTGAGTTTTGTATTACAACCTGAACGAATCCATTAGATGATAAATCAACTTCAACAGCTGCTGCAGTACCATATGAATATGGATTTATGGCATTATTACCAATTTGAATTTTATTGAAAGCAGTTACAGCTGTCGAGTTAGCGACAAATATTGGCTGAGTTGTATTTGATAATGCTACAGAAGTAGGTGTAATAGCAATATTACCCACGGAATTGGCAACTGCGATAGTAGAAGTAGTTTGTGTAGTACTACTATTACCAATTGTAAATGATCCAGTATTAGCTAAGGTAACAGTTGGTTGTGTTGTCGTATTACCAGTATATAATAGGTTTGTGCTATTAAATACAGCATTAACAGTTGCATAAACGCCAGTAGCATTAGCGACAAGAAAAGCTGCAGTTGAATTTGATAAAGTTACAGAAGTAGCAGTAACAGCAATATTACCAGTTGAGTTAGCAACACTTATCTGAGTTGCAGATATATTACTGTTAACAGTGGCGCTAGTTTGCGTTAGTAATGATGTAGCAGTAATTTGGGTGTTACCAGTTGAGTTGGCAATTTGAACTGTATTAGAATTCATCGAAGCATTAACAGTCGAATTAGATTGTCTTAAAGTAATAGCTGCAGTAAGGGTTGAATTACTAGTGCTATTACCGAATGTAATAGTATTACTGAATGATTGAGTATTTGTCCATGAATACTGTGCGGTTACGTTAACAGATGGATTACCCCAATATAAAGCACTTCCATTTGAAGTAAGAACTTGACCTGCAGCGCCACTAGCGCCATTAGCAACTAAGCTTATACTATTTACAACTGTTACTGCTGTTGCATTGATTGTTAAAACTTTATTTGCAGCTAATGTACCACCAGCATGGAATATAACTTCTTTTGCAGAAGCTGTACCGATAGTTAAATTAGTATTTGAAGTATAAAGATAGGCATCTAATGCTCCAGCAATAGTATATGTCGTATTAGAATACGTAGAGCTATTAATACCAAAGTCGACATAGTTGACGGAATCATTACCAGTATCAGCAGTGATTACAAGATCACCAGAAGCGTTAGTTCCAGAATTAGCATTTTGAATAACTGATTGAACATAGGTATTTTGAGAGGCGTCAATTTCTATAATAGCAAGGGAACCAAAATCATATCCTGCTGCAGAACCAACTTTAAGTTTAGTATTAGCAAAAATGTTATTCGAAATAACGTTAGCGGTAACAGTTAAGTTATTTGAAGCTGTTACGTTATTTGAAGATCCAGGAACAAATACGGAATAAAATTCAGAAAAGTTATTATTAACTTTTTGCATAGAAGTGCGTAGCGGATCACCTACTCCGTCATTAGCTACAATACCTGTATTAACTATTTGCTGAGCCATTTTTTGCTATATCCTTGTTAAAAAAACGAACTATCCGAAGTAACACTTGTACTATCAGAGAGTATTGTTGTTATATCTACAGTTATTTCATTATCAATAAGCGCATCAACTGTAATATTGGAATCTGCTGTAATTATCGAACTATCTGACGTAACTTGTATAATTGGTTTATTTGATTCATATAATACACTAGCCAATAAAGATTCATTAATGGTTTGATAAAAATCACCAAAAAGTTCAGAACCGGCAACATGAAATGTATTATATAATATATTTTTATATTTATCAAGAGTAATATTAGTTCTAATTTGATAAGAGTAATCTTGATAAAAATAACTATCTTGAATGTATTTATCTGAGTTCAAGAAACCTTGTGTTGTCGACCAGTACCCAACGTCTCTACCAATAGCTTTTTTAACGACACGACCTTGGATAGAGTTTGTTGTATCATATTCTACGATCGAAGAAGTTAAAACAGCATTAGAGCCAGTAGTGCTTTTTACTGATATGGCTGGTAATGATGTGAATCCAGAACCAGTTTGTGTTAAAACAACAGCTGTAATAACACCAGCATTATCTGTAGTAACATATCCAGCTGCTGGAGTAGTGTAAATTCCACCTGTGAAAACTAAAGCGTCATTATTACTATATGCAGTTCCACCACTAGCAATTGCTGGTGTGCTCAATGCATTTAATCTATATGCTTTTACTAATTCATAATCTAGATAACCTTTACCTGATCCAATTGCAGTAACTTCAGCTACGATATTATTACCAAAAGAAGGTGTACCTACTACAATTTCGTTTTTACCTGCAATAGTGTTATCATTTTGAATAACTGTAGGATCATAGTTTGCAAAGTTAGAAGTTAAAGTAACTGGAGCAGCTCTGAACGTTGCAACTGTATTGGAGTATTTTGGAGGTCCATAAAGTGTAATACTAGTATCACTATCAACATTTCTAATAACTTGATAATCTACAGCTATGCTATTTGCTTGAAATGCAATAACATCACCAGCGGAAAAATAGTATGTAAAGTTTGTTCCAGTACCAGTAACGGTATTAGAAGATGTTGAAGTACTTACTGTTCCAGGTAATGTATTAGATAATTGAGTTGATCTAACAAAAACATAAGGTTCTTTAATATAATTATTACCTGAAACAATGTTGTTTAGAGTAGCAATAGATCCAAATAATGTATTAGTATATCTTAATGCAGAAGATATAGGAGTAGATAAATTAGCAGTTAGATTTCCTGGGAAATTATATACAGAATTGATAGCATTGCTAGAATAATCGCAAATTAAATCAGTGTTATATTTTATACTTCTAACATAAGAGAAGTTTCCTGTGGTAAAAGAAGCACCAGTACCGCTAGTGTCTCCATCTGCATTATATACGAAAACATGAGAATTTGGAAGATATCCAAATCCACCATAATTGATAGTAAAATTCACTGCACCATAGGCTGTTGCAAGTTTCGTTACTCTTACACGTCCATCTACACCAGAAGAAATAACTTGGTTATTTGAAGGTTCATAATGAGCTATTTTAAGAATATCACCTACTTGGAAATTTTGTCCACCATTAACGATATTTAAATGATCCAAAGAACCTAAAATGACAGGAGCGGTAGAAATACTAATAGAATCAGTTTTACCTTCTATTGTTATTTTTTCACCTTTAGTGAAAGTGCCACCATTTGGTAAAACATTAGAAATCGCAAAGTTACAAACGATACCTTGATTGATAGGATTTTTTACCACATTTTCAACGATTGCTGATGTACCTGATGTAACACCAACAATTTTCTTACCGACAAAAATATTAAGATTACCAGTATCGTTAATCTCTAGATATTTTGGCTGGATCCATGTACCATCAGAAATTCTTAACATATCATCAGATGGAAGATAAACTGTAACATCCTCATTGTATATGAGTTTGAATAAAAGTTTATAACACTGAATAGAACCTTTAGAACGATAAACGTCTAAGATATGTTTTAATAGAAATCTTTTATTAATGATAACATCAAATGGGATACCATAAAGATATTTTGTTTGGAAATGCTGTAGAAATGCATCTAATGTATTATCGATGTCACGGTAATCTAAAAGTTTTCTGGCTTCTGCGATTGGATTGCCAGTAGTTTCCATCCATTCATAATATGCTTTTGTAAACAGGATGAAGTTTTCACCTTCTTCCTGATAAAATCTAGGAAATTGATTCTCAATGAAATTAGAGATTTTCTTTTCTATTGAAAATTTCATTATACTATCTTTTCAACCATTGTAATTGTAACATCATTAGGGTCGATTAATAAGATTTTATTATTGTTAACGATAATGTCTTTATTGGCTGGAACCATATAAAGTTCAATATAATTACCATAGTATGATGTCAATAGATTGTTGATTTTAACATCTCCAGTAGTATAATCAATAGTACCTATTGTAGAATTTAAAACACTGAAAACACCATTAATTGTACTATAAACTAGAAGATTGCCGAAATTGTCATCTCTTATATATGATAGAGGATATGAAGTTCCAGTAGTGTCAACATATGTGAATGCAGTTGAAGTGACAACAGGTTCATCCGATAAAGGATTTTTTTTAGTGTAACCAGGAGATAGTTGTTCTATTTCAGCTGCATTATTAAAGCTGAAACTAAATGTAGAAGAATAATTTAATGCAGGTGTTAATCTTTTAATAATATTAATTGAAGTGTCGTTACTGGTAATACTTGTATCAGTATCATCAATATGAGCAACAAGTTTAGAATATCTAAGATCATTACCAAATTTTTCTATATGATCTGCACTATACTGAACAATTCCTGCGAGAATATCAGCTTGCAAACCAATTGAAGATTTTGTTGTGATTGTTTTATCATATTGAACTGTTGTGTTTATCTTACAATATAGATATTCAGGATCCGTTACAATTACTTTATTTGGTAAAGCAATATATGGTTTCATAAAAGAAATAATTTCAGTTTTTATATAATCAGGGGATACAGTACCACCAATTGGTTTAAGAGCAACAACAACTTTACCATATTGCTTCGGTTCTAAAGTTTCTCCTCCATATACACTTACGTCAGAAATAGAGCCACCGAAATTACCAAGAATAAGCGATGAATAGTCATCAGATGCAACAGCTCTTTGTTGTGTAGCAAAATATCTTGGGGCTGCAAATTTAATAGAATCGATTGATTCAGCATTAGCTCCACCTGAAGAATTTGCAATAACAGTTATTGGAGTTTGAACAGAGGCAGTACCGCCATTCATGAGACCTAAATCTTGATTACAGATAAATGAAGTAATACCATCGGCATCAGATCCATTGGTAACTCTATAATTGATATTTAATATAGCTAAGTTATTTGGAATTCTACCGAAATTGCCGTCTCCGAAAACTATCTCGTATTGATTGTTTTGTGCAGCTTGAAGGAAATATACATTTGAAGTAGCAGTAAGATTAAACAAAGTAGTGGCTACAGAGAAATTAGTATTAACATTATTTTCTGTAACTACAACAGTAATACTATCAGTATCGATATTTTTATTCGATAAGATAAATCTTTGAGCCTCGTTTGATACGTTATATATGAAAGTATCAGTTATATACTTACCTTGATAAATTGCTAAATTAGGAATCGTAAATGTATTATTTGCAGAAGTAAAAGAATAATCTTTATCTGTCACAAATGTATATGTACCATTTGCATTAGTTCCACCAAACATAGAACCTTTTTTAATTGTGAAGGGCGAAGGTGTCGATGTGTCAACTTGGAAATAAAGATTAGCCTCTGCTGATTTTGCTGAGCGAGGAGTGTAGTTAAGTTCTTTTGCATGCGAAACTACGGAATCTAATTTTTGAGCCGAGTCAAGAAACATTTCCGATGCAACCATATTTAAATAGAAAGAGTTTAAATATGAATTATATGACATAACATCAAGAAGAACGTTGATGTTAGAACCATCGAAATTATAATCTTTGAAAACTGACTGTGTAGAAAGATACGTCTTAAGATTTTGTTTAAGAGTATCAAAATCAAGGGAAGATAACTGTAGTGCGCTGTTGGCCATTTATCGAACTCTTTTAAGTGTAAAATTAAGCGTTATAGGATCAGTACTATTTATGATGTTGTAAATAATATTAATCCCAAAAGTATTTTCGTCAGCCTCAGGTAACACACTAACTCCAATAACAGAAGCTCTTGGCTCGTTATTTTTAATTGTTGTTTCAATTAAAAATTTCATATTAGAAGCTTGCATATTATCATTTAATTCAAAAAGAGAATTATATATACTGCATCCAATGAGCGGTTGGAATAGTCTTTCACCAACACTTGTTAGGATAAGATTTTTCAATGATTGATTAACAGATTGAACATCTGTTACTTTACCAAGCTGATTACCAACTGGAGTCATAGCAAAGCTATCTAGAAAGTCAGAGAAATCTTCTCTTTTACCTCTAGGATTTAATATTACGTCTGCTCTTGATGTTGCCATTTTATCCTACTACGTTTATTAAACTATCGCCGCTACTAGCATATGGATCATCATGAGGAGTAACACCACCATCCAAAACATCTGGTGATAAATTATCGGGAGCTGCCTGATCTCCAACAAGTATAACAGGTATTCCATTTATAGTAACATAAGATTGTGAATTAATCAATTGACCAGCACCATGACTATTTGGGTCACCATTTACAGACCAAAGTTGTCCATCTACGAAAACAAAGTTTTGCCCACCAACAACAGTAGTAGCACCACAGGCTCGCAAATCGCCATTTCTATGAGCTATAGCCATTTTATACCTTTACAAAATTTACCGCAGATGCAGTTATAGTTATACCGCTAGGAGTCATTTCAATTTTACTACTTCCAACAGTTAATGTTATTTTATTCGATGCACTTAAATTTATAACGCCAGTTCCTTCGCCAACATATAAATTAATTTGATCATGACTTAATAAAGACATATTACCTTTAACATCATATCTTAATTTACCATTATTAACTTTAGTATCATAGCTACCTTCTTGAACATTAATACCATGATCTCCAACAGTAGTATGGTATTTTGTACCAATTACAGTTGAAACATGATCGCCTTCGTGATTAGTATGTAAATCACCTTCATGAGCATGAACGACGTTACCTTTTGAAGTTCGAAAATCATCTCCATCTGTGTGGTGATGACCGCCTTCCGAAGATCCACCTATCTCTTTACCGCCATGCCCTTTGAAATGGTCGCCACCAGAAGCAGTTCCCATATCACCTTTAGCATCTGTATTTTTATTACCCTGTGTGTGATCTGCTTTATTGCCATCGGAATTATGACTATGACCACCAGAGATATATTCTCTTACTTCTTTAGCAATTTTACTTAATAGACCATTGGCTTCTTTATGTTCAAAGGTTCCATCATGATGTATTTTTTCTAGATATGCTTCATCTGGTTTATCTGGGTTAGCATGAACTATGGTTCTATCACCAAGTAAACCACCGCTTCCATGAATCCATGGATAATCAGGAGAAGCTCTTCCATCATCATATGGAGCTTTCTCTAAAAATTTATTAAAATTATCTAATAATCCCATTTCACAATACCTTACTTAATAATAATTCGGTAGCTAAAATACCAGCTGTAGAAACATTAGAGTGTTGTAATCCAAGAGCCACTGAAGCCGAGGTAGCACCTGCAGCTGTATACGCATCATATGCTAATCCAGAAGGAGATTTACCAAGCGAATTCAATTGATTCAGTGCATTCGAAGAAGAAGCTAATAATTTAGTAATATCTGCAACAGCACCTAAACTACTAATACTTGTAAGACCAGCTGCAGCAGCTAAACTTGGTATAGAAATCCCCAATGAACCTAAAGCTCCTGCCAGTGATGCAATATTTGTAAGACTACTAAATGCTGATGGAATATTAAAAGCTCCTGCAGATTTAGATTGCATTAATTTAGCCATAGAAACATTTGTTGCAAATTTTTGTAATGATGTAGAAACAGTACTTTGATTTAAAAATGATGTAGGTAAATGAGATGTTTGAGATAAATTTAAAGCAGTTCCAGCAACACCCATCAATTGCGGTAATAAACTCATCAAATTAACAGATGAACCATTACCCATATTTTTCTCCATGCCATTTTTTTGTATATTGGCGCTGGCGATATCTAATACATTATTTATCACTGCAGGTGTAAGAAATAGCGGAATAGTTCCTGAATTTATAATGTAAGGTTCAAATCCAAGTGCAATCTCTATTTCAGAAGTTCTTAATATATCTTCATCTGCAGATTCATATGGGTATTGTGTTGGTAGTCTAAGAGAATATACATAGTCTCCATTTGGTCCTAACCATTGAATATATCCTGGATATGGATCAGTTTTAGATGAATAATACTGTTGTACGTAAAGATTTGGTACTTTATAAAACGACACTATTAAATTCAATGCTGGTAAAACTGTACCATAAACGATAGGAGGCAGTTTTGGAGCTGGTATATTATCTTCACCAAATATCATAACCTGCTGAATTAAATTAGCCAAACCTTCTTTAACAATAGGTTGATATGCTGTTTCAATGTAATTAATTCCGTTGTTATTAAGAGCAATATTAAAAGCTGTTATAACTTTACTAAACCCATGATTATGAGCAAGAATAGAAAGAGCTCCTGAAAAACCTTTAGTAACAGATTTAGTTTGTGAATGACTACTTGCACTGTTCATAACGCTTTTAACAAGGTTAAGCAAACTCATCATATTTTTCATCGAAGAAGCTATAGCTTTTGGGTCAACCTTTTTTAAAGCATCTGGTAATTTCATACCAGGAGGTGCAGAAGCTACAGTTGGGTTATCTGCGTTTGGTGCATTTTGAGAACGTGATGTTGAAACTGCAGGTTGACCTGCGTCATTTTTAACAACTGTTGCATTATTATATTTTGGATTAGTGTTCGGTACTGAACCATTTACTTTGGTATTATTTGGTGCTTTCTTATGAGTATCTGCACTACCAAAAGTATCAACGCCATATGTGGCAGAATCTAATGCACCTGCACCTACCGCTTTATCAGATGTTTGATCTGCACCGCCTAAAGCCATATTATCCTCCTGCTGGCAATGCACCACGAGCAAAAGATCCAAGTATAATTGGATATTGCATTGCGATGTCAGTGTGTAAATATGTAATCATAACTCTAGAACCTACTAATAAACCTACTGGTATAGTTCCTACTTTAGCAGTTGCAGCGGAAGTTACAGGTTGTAATGGTAATGCCCATGGTAAATGATCATCTTTGACAGCTTGTTCGTCGTCATGAAGTCCATAAATTCTTACCTGAACTCTACCTGATTTTAAAGGATCCATAATATTTCTTACTTCTGCTGCGTATATATCAGCCATTACCACCTCCACCTTGTTTATAAGAACCTTTAACTACTCTTACTACCATTGTATATCTAGGTGTTTGACCTAGAGGTTGAACCTTATGTCTAATAGCTACAACTAATGCTTTACCATTAATTTGACTCTCGCCTTGTTCATTATCTTGATTTGATTTTTTAGGAATATCAATTTCAATCATACTACCAAGTTTAATATCAGGATTACCTGGAATTTCAAATTCCGCTGAATTTTGCGAAAGAAAAGCAAGGAAAGCAGCTCTGTTTTTTCTTGCAGTTGAGCTATAGGTGTCATCTTTGTTATTTGCTGGATCATTAACTGTATGCACAGGAACACCATTGGCGCTGGCAGGAGGAGTAGAAAATACGCCACCGCGATCAGCAAAAGTAAAATTCGGAGCTGGTTTTGGCTGAACAGAACTTGCTTTACCAGTCGTCATATTATATGTTACTTCATTTGGTTTTGTCAAAGAACGAGAAGGTGTGAAAAAAGTATCTGATGGTTTAAACCAAATCATTGAATTTTGTTTTTCTTGATCTGAAACACTACCACGAGATAAAGTATGAGATTGTTGTAGTTTTACAACTGGGCTTTGCTCAAATAACTTTTCAAATGTGGAAAATACATATTTCTGACTACCGCCATCGCATTGTACAAAAAGTACATAACAAGAAGATTCATGTGTTGAAGAAACGTGTTCATGATTTAATTTTCTGTATACATCTACAAAATGTTCATTATTAAATACTAATCTTCTATTACCTTTAGTTTCTTCCTGTATATCAACTTGCTTATCTGTTTTTATAAAATCAGTTAATATATTTTTAATCATTTGACTGGTTTGTGTATCGTAACTTTTAGAAATAAAATTACCTTGTGAATTTAACATTTCTGCTGTTACAAATCTAAAGTCCGATCTTTTACTATGACCCGAACCTTTCAAATCCATAGAACCATCATCGCCGTTTGTATTTTGTAATAATTTAAATTTAAAGTTTATAGACCTACCATTTTGATCTAAAGAAAACCCTATGGATACATTTTCTTTACCATTGATGTTATTTTTACTAACAGCATCATTAAAATCATTTAATCTAGCTTCACCAACTGGTCCAAGAGGATTCAATATATCTTCATATATGTTGAATCCAACAAGTCCAATTACATTTTGGTTTGTTACATCCATACTACCAATAGTAAATGAATTAATTAAAATATCACCAATTGGCATCAGGTATTACTCAATAAAGTTTTTACATTATCTACAATGATTCTAGAATATCTATTATCTAAAACTTGAATAGTTTTATTATATTCGTTCTTTTGTCTTTCATAGTCATAATATGAAAGCGCAGCCCAATAAGCTTGTTCTTCTGGAACTATCGTAGATGAAATTAATGATGCAGAAGTAAAGGCTGTATTAACACCTGATTCTTCACCATAGATATAACTACTACCAGTTATAGAAACTGTACTGTTTGCAAGAGTAGTTCCAGAAACATGCTGAACGTATAATGTTCCTGTATTAGCTAAAACTTGTCCATGACCTATATGATTGACATCAAAAAATATCTTAACGACTTCATCTTTAATAAATTGCGTATTAGCAACTGAATAAGAAACTATTTCATTTGTATTAACAATCCAATCTACTTCTTTTCTTTTATAAGAAGTTATTTGATTATTATATCCATAAACTTCATCCCAATAACCTTGTTGATCGACTGAAAGCGAGTTAAATCTACTAACGCTTATGTTTTCTTGGTTAGACCAATTATTGACATAATAAATTATTTTTTGAGACGCTAATTGTACAGAACCATATTTCGAAATAATGAAATTATCGAATTCGTCTTGCTGAAGATACCATTCATAATATGGATCTGTAATTTTATTTGATAGATATAAAATCCAACTTTTATAGGAATCTTCATAATATCTATAGCTAAATTGATCTGCACGTTCAAATTCAGAAAGATCATATGGATAAAAAACATAAGGGTTAGAATAAACTGTATCTAAAAATGCCACACGTTTAGTAATATCAACCATCGCTACATTTGATGTTGAATTACCATATTGTATAACTGGAAATTTATCGAAATATCTATCCTGTGACATTTTTTACCTTATGATTCGTAATTGTCTTGATTCCAAAGCTCTATTTCTTTAAACGCTAAACCAAGATTAACGACTGTAGGAGCTCCATTTTTAAAGAATGATGGTCTACCACCACCACTATAATCTACATTAACAGAAACTAATGCGCATGGTTTAATTTTAAATGCAAAATAATCATCTGGCATAAACTGTATCATAGCTATACTTGGATAATTGTAAAGTAAACCATTTGTACTAGGAAGAGAATATAGTTTAAACGAGTTGATAATATTTCTTAATTCATTTGATTCTTGTTCATTATTTGGCGTAAACGTCCAAGAAAACATATGCTCTTTAAAATTAGGTGATTTGAAAAGCATATACAATTGCGGATTAAGAGCTAATCCCGTTTCAGCTCCACCAAATTCTCCTAAAGCCGATGCTGCATTAGTTGCCAAAGAAAGTAAATTAGAAGCTGTACCTCCAGGTAACATACCAGCGAGGTTTTGAGCTAAAGAAGCTGCTTGTGAAATAGCAGATGCATCTTCCCATGTTACTGTTTGTACTTCATTAATTTTACTTGGTAATGGTAAACTAAACCCACCTAACGGCATTGATTTTGGAGCTGCAGCCGAACCTAAACCGAAAAAATTTAATGCGCCATTTGTAATGTTAGCAATACCACCAAGTGTACTATTATATTGATTACTATATTTGACAAAATTTATGCTAGTATAAAAAACACTACCACGATCAGCAAGAAGATCTGCAGGAAACACACCGGTTTGGAAACTTGCTGATGGTTTAGTTGGTATAGGTGATGGCATTTACGTTCCTTAGAATCCGCTAAATATCAGACAAATATTTATTATAAATGGTGAAGATGAAACTATATCAAGGTTATTTTAAACCCAAAAATCCACAAAAGTACAAAGGTGATCCATCTAACATTATTTATCGTTCTGGATGGGAACTTAAATTAATGTTACGGTTAGACGAAGACAAGCAGATCATTACATGGGGATCTGAAGTGATAATTATACCTTACAGGTCGCCAATAGATGGTAAAATACATAGATATTATCCGGATTTTATTGTTACCAAAATAAATAAAGATAATGTAAAAGAAACTGTCATCATTGAAATTAAACCTGCAAAACAAACCAAACCTCCTGCAAGACAAGAAAAAATGACCGCAAGATATCTTACAGAAGTTAAAACTTGGGGAACTAATGAAGCTAAATGGAAAGCTGCATCTGAATATTGTAAAGATAGAGGATGGAAGTTTGTTATTTTTACTGAAAAAGAATTAGGGATTACTTATTAATGTATTTGTTTCAACAAATAAATAAAGCTGCCAAAAGCATTTCTGCTCGCGATACACAAGAAGCACAAAACTGGTTTCGTGATCAAGCGATGAACGTCAACGAAAATCAAGTAAATGAAGCTGCAGATCCATATAGGATTTTCAAAAACGTTGGTGTACCAGAAATCGGTAAAATGTTTATGTTTGTATACGACCCTAAATTTAAAGATAAATTACCGTTCTATGATATGTTTCCTCTTGTATTCCCATTAGAGTTTTCAACTAGTGGATTTTTAGCAATCAATCTTCATTATCTACCACCAAAAGGTAGAGCTGTTTTAATGAACGCTCTTCATACTATCGCTAATAATGATAAATACAATGATTCGACGAAACTTAATATTTCATATAATGTATTAAAACAATCTTCTACCAAATTCTCTGGGTTTGAAAATTGTGTTAAAAGATACCTTTATGGTCATGTAAAAAGTGCATTTCAATATGTTAATCCTAAAGATTGGGATAAAGCTCTGTTATTACCAATGCAGTTGTGGAAAATAAATCCAGATAGAAGATATGCTTCTAAAGCATCACCACCTTACTAGGAACAGAAATGCCATTTAATATAGTAAACTTTAAAACAAATATTTCAGGCGGTGGTTATTTAACAAATAATCGCTTTAAAGTTATACTTACGCCTCCTCCTATACTATTCAATACAGCTATTAACAATACTGGTTCGCCAGAAAATATTATTAATATCGCAAAAGATTTATCTTTCAGAGTAGAATCTATAAGAACTCCTGGAATAACATTGATCAATGCCGATGTCAATCACTATGGTGTTGGACCTACTCAGAAACAACCAATGAACGCACAATTTGGTGATACATCTATTTCTATAATGTCGGACGGTTATGGTAATATTTGGCAATTTTGGCATAATTGGATCAGAGGTATATTTGAATTTACTGGAACTTCTTCTGCAAGAGGCGGTGGTCCATCAAATAAAATACCTTCTTATACCGCAGAATATAAAGATCAATACTCAACAACTATTCAAATTATAATGTACGACATTTACGGAAATGAAGTTCAACAAATAAACCTATTCGAAGCATTTCCAAATTCAATGAGAGAAGTTAATTTAAACTGGGCGGATCAAGGTAATTTGCTAAGATTAAACATTGGTTTTTCATATACAGAGTACACCATAGAAAGTTCAGAAGTACAAACATTATCTGCAGAAGAGCAACAATTTATATCACAACAAAATGTTCAAAATTTAAGAAATACGACAGACCTTATAAGCTTTTAATTACTAGTGGAGTTATAGTATGCTACCTAAGATTGAATACCCTTTATATAATATCAAGATTCCTTCTCTTAAGAAAGTTGTTAAATTTAGACCTTTCTTAGTCAAAGAAGAAAAACTTCTTCTTATGGCAAGGGAAAGCGAAAACCAAGGAGAAATTCTTGGAGCTATTAAACAGATTGTTAACAACTGTTGCACAGAAGATAAGTTTGATGTAAACAAACTAGCTGTATTTGATCTAGAATATATCTTTCTAAAGCTAAGAGCATTCTCTGTTGATAATATTGCAAAGCTTACATATAAAGATTATGAAGACGATCAGTCATATGATTTCAATGTAGACCTTAACAATATCGAAGTTGTATTTCCAAAAGATTCAGATACAAATATTAAGATAACAGAAAATTCTGGTATTATTATGAAATACCCACCTGCAACTTTATATGACGATGAAGAGTTTTTGAAGTTAGATAAAAATTATATGTTCGAATTAATCATTAGATGTGTAGATAAGATTTACTATGAAGATAATATCTATGAAGCTAAAAATTATAAGAAACAAGAACTTGAATCATTTTTAGAAAATTTAAATATGAAAACGTTCGATGATATTCAAAATTTCCTTATCTCTGCTCCAAAATTAGAGTATGAAATAAAGTATACAAATAAACTTGGCAATGAAAGGAAAATCGTGTTAAACTCACTAAACGATTTTTTTTCATGGCGTTGAGCCATAATTCGTTACAGAATTATTTCTCGACGATATTCTCTTTAGCTCAACACCATAAATATTCTCTTAGTGAAATTGAAAATTTAATACCTTTTGAAAGAGACATTTATATTGAATTGTTAATGAAACATATAAAAGAAACAGAAGACGCAAAACAAAGACTGCAAAATGGTAATTAGAGCAAATCCTGATACACCGCCACCATTAATTCCAGAAGTCAGCATTACCACAGCTGCACCTTCCGTTGTTGTTATTGATAACAGCAATTCTGCAATTGCACAGGCATCTGTTGGTTTAGCTCAAACTTCTATTGATAAAGAAATAGTAGAATCACAACTTGATCAACAAGAAGAACATTGGGTAAAAGCTTACTGGAGACCAGCAATGGGTTGGCTCTACATGGCAATCAATTTAATGGATTTTATTATTTTTCCAGCTATTAGTATGTTTATTCCGATTATCTACAAAGCATTTGGTGTTCAAATCGGTTACACAGCATGGGTGCCTTTAACATTATCTAATGGCGGTTTAATTCACCTTTCGTTTGCAGCAATCCTCGGTGTGGCTGCGTGGACACGAGGACAAGAAAAACTAGCAAAGGTAAATGGTAGCAACTAATGGCAAACGAATTAGGGCAAATAGCTAAAGCTGCAAGTGGTATGAATGCAGCAACAAATCAGTTCAGAGCTGCTGCTGATGAACATAATGAAAATATGTCCAGAATTCTTAAGGATGTACATTCAGTATTTGCATCACAAAAACAACAAATTGCTGGTATCGGTCCTCAATTACAAGATGTTATTTCTGGTAGCCAGCAAGAAGTAGCTAATAGAATAAATCAAACTAATAGTTTATTATCTCAATCGATTCAGATACAAATGTATATGTTGAATTCATTGAATAATCTTTCAAGATCATTAAGTAGTGGTAGTGGAAACAGTGGTGGTAATAGTGGATTAGGGTTATTAGCTAGTCTTGGGAAAGCAGGAAAAATGGCTGCAGCTGCTGCTACAGCATCTGTAGCGGCTGTTGTAGGAAGTGGTGGATCTTCACAAAGACAACAAGCTGAAAGAATATTATCTTCTGGAGAACAGTTTGAATCTAGAAATAGACAAAGACCATCTTTAGAACAACTATCAGGTATAAAACCAGCAGACCAAAATGGTAATTCTTCTGAAGCTATGCAGTTTTTCCAAACACAAGGATGGTCAAAAGCTCAATCTGCAGGTATTGTTGGTAATCTTCAGCAAGAATCTGATAATTTCTCTTCAGATGTAATATCTGGTAAAAGAAGAGGTGATGGTGGCCAAGCTGTTGGTATTGCACAATGGCATCCGGATAGACAAGCTTTATTTGAACAACATTTTGGCAAGAAACTTGAACAGGCTTCTTTCAAAGAACAATTAGCATTTGTTCATTGGGAATTAACTAATACTGAAAAAAGAGCTGGTGATGCTCTATTGAGCGCAAAAGATGCTATAACAGCAGCTTCTATTATTGATTCACAATATGAAAGATCTAAAGGCACAGAAATAAAACAAAGAGCAGCAAATGCCGTAGCTCTTGCAGGTAAAGATGCAGAACCACAAACTGCTACAAATAATCAGTTACCAAAAGTATCACAACCACCAATTTCATCAAATGTTGCTGAACGTCAACAACAATTGAGTGGTGGTGCACCAGTAACTCAACCACAAAATACTGCAGTTCCTGCAACACCAGAAGTTACACCAACTGGTGGCCCAAATGCTACACCAATTGCTGGTGGCAATAATCCAGAATCAGGCGGACAAGCCACAGCTGCTTCTGCTGTTATGGGAGATGATCGCAGAGGTTATGGTGGTGGCGAAGATATGGGTGGTCAACAAGGTGGTAATGGTAGATTATCAGATGCTGAACTTATGTCAATTGGTGAAGGTAATCATCGTTTAGCACCTGCAGCTGCACATGCTTATAAACAAATGTTTGACGCAGCTCGTCAAGAAGGTATTTCTTGGAGTATAACAGATTCATATAGACCATATGCACAACAGGTTGCAGTTGCGAGACAAAAAGGTCTTTATTCTCAGGGTGGTTTGGCTGCTTATCCAGGAACTTCAAATCATGGATGGGGATTAGCTTTAGATTTAGGTGGCGGTGCACACCAAGCTAATAGCAGAGAAAATCAATGGCTACAACAAAATGCAGGTAGATTCGGATTCCATGGCATTGG